ATTATGATTTGGACTGATGCAGAGGCGTATATGGGTAAAGGTGTTAAAGACCCAGACAACGACTATCAGTACAATACTATAGAGGTTCATACAGGGCCTGAGAACAAGAGAGAGTGTCCTTGTGATACCTGTCCTTTGTTTGACATCTGTGCCAAGGATGGTACGGAGTGTTCTGCGTTTCGTAATTGGGGTACGAATGGTGACTTCAAGGATGCAGATGTTCAGAGGTTATTGAGAGTTGCTGCTTAGAGGAGAGTTGTTATGAGTACAAAAGAGTTTACTGCACAGGAGATTGCAGACATCAATAAGGACTTCGCTGTTGGTAATGCGTTTACCAAGTGGAAGTTTATGCAGACACCAGAGTATGCGAGACTGCCTGATGCGGTTCGGTATACTGTAGAGAAGGAGTGTCTCACGCATTACTTCAACGTATTGACTGATGGTATGCCTGATTGGAAGTTACCTATCTCTGGTACTATTCCGATTGCATTGTTGAATCCATTCAGAGCTGCGGTTGAGTACTTCACTGGTACGGAGTTGTCTGTCATTGAACAGGACGGCACCAACTTCAAGGTGTTCGCAAAGGGATACTATATGATGGGTGATTAGTCCTTGACATTTGGTTGAGAGTATGGTAAGGTGGCTCTTAATGATACCCCCCTTGAAACTGAGAGGGGATTGATAATCTATAAATGCAATAAAGATACGGAGAAATAAATGAGTATAAAGTATTGGTCTGGTAAACCAACAGACCCAGAACATTTGAACTATACTGAGAATGCATTCAGAGATGTATTCGGAATAGAACCTGTCTTTGAGAAGGGTTACCCATCCTATGAGGCGGTCAACAAAGAACATCTGGAAAAAGTCAAGAGAGGAATTCTCAATGAGTCAAATGAAAAGTCTTGACGCACGACAGGAACTATTAGTCATCACTATGGAAGAATGTGGTGAACTCATACAGGCCTGTTCAAAGGCATTGCGTAAAGGTGAACTCTTTGCACCCTCTGATTCGGAGACAGAACTCAAACAGGAACTTGCAGATGTGCAAGCAATGATTAACCTTATGGTAGAATGGGATGTACTCTCATGGACAGAGATTGAGAACGGAGTGGAACGTAAACGAAACAAACTTGCACGTTGGTCTAAGTTGATTGACAGTGCAGAGGAAACTCTAAGAAAAGGTTATGCAGAAGGAATTAGTATGACCACCCCCCCAAAATCTGAAGAGAAAGAAAAGAACTTCCCTAGTAACTCTGTTACATGGAGACAGGCATTAGGTGATACGAGTACCGTGGACATGACTCCTTTGACTGAACGAGAAGAACGTGAATGGGATAGAATTTATCAGATACAGGAAAGTCAGAAGAATGCAAAAGAATCACAATAAGGTTACTCCTCTACATGACCTTACATGGTATGTGAAGTGGGTGAGTACCCTTCTGGTGATTGCCGCAGTTGTCTGTCGCAGTCTTGAATTACACCTCTATGATATGGTGTTCAGTTTGTTGGGAGTAATCGGATGGACATTCGTAGGTCTGCGATGGCATGACAGAGCTCTTACTCTACTCAACACGGTACTAGGTGTGTTACTTATCTTAGGCATCGGAAAGTATTATGTGGGTTGATGTTATCGGTGTCTATGTTATCGGAATACCTGTCGGTGTTCTGTTCTATATAATCCTTAACTATTATTGGTGATGATATGATTGAACTATTTGCATTCTGCGTATTACTAAAAGTTGCAGAACTAACAACCTCATGGGATGGTATGATAACTCTTCCCTAGTGGTGGAACTGCCCCTGTGGTGGAATAGGTAGACACACAAGACTTAAAATCTTGAGACTTTTAGTCGTGCGAGTTCGAGTCTCGCTGGGGGCACCACTGCGAATCACTTTGCGAATCATCTGTACGATTCGCTGAAAAAACCTCTTCCCTTCTGAAAAAATCCAAAAATCCGACTCGTAAGTCACTGATATTATTGAGAAAATAAATGTGAAAAAAGTGCTTGACTTGTTATGAAAACATTGGTATAGTATATGTATAGTGAGAGTTAAGAGAAAGAGAGTTACTATGTTTCGTATGAATGATTTCCATGTAGTTGAGGGTATGACTTGGGATGAGGCGGTTCGCATCATCAAGGGTCGTGGTGATGGCGTTCTTATTGCTGGTATGGAAGCGATGAACGATTACTGGAATCGTTATGTCGATGACCAGAATGCCTTCTACAATGGTGAGAAGGATGAGATGATTTACGGTGACGATGATGACTTCTTTGAACATTGGTGTTATGAGTGTACTGCCTATAACATTGTGTTTGAAGGTATGGGTAAACTTTTTGGAGAGGTGAAGTAATGGAACAGTTAACACAATTACAAAATGAGTATGTGTTCTTCAAAGATATGTTGAAGTCTTTAGAACGCAAGAAAAAGAAAACCCCTGGCACTGGATTTGCAAAAATGAAGTGCAAGGAAAAGATTGCAGAACTAGAAGCAATCTTCGATAAAATTGATTATGCAGCACAGGTGACTTATGACTAAGACAGATACAATTGTGAATACTCTATGTGACTTCATCGCTTATGTCGATGACTTCTACAATGCTGAAACAGGTCTGTATCCTATCAAGGGTATGACTAACTCAATGGTCATCAAGGCCGTTCAGAAGTATATTCAACAGTTGGGTGACCGCACTGATGCCGCCTCATGGGGTGGGGGTGATTCGCTAGACCGTGAACGAGTTCGTGATATTATCCTTGCTGACAACAATGTTGAGTGGATAACTACTTGATTTTATTGAAGAAAAAAACTTCAAAAAAGTGCTTGACTTGTTATGAAAACAATGATAATATGATTATAGAAACTGAGAGAGGAACTTAAATTATGGCTTATATTTCTACTGAAGATGTCAAGATGATTCGGAATGCACTGAAGGCGGAGATGCCTCAGTACAAATTTTCTGTTGTTCGTGACCACCATTCTAGTGTTACGATTTCGATGATGAAAGGCCCTGCGTTTGCAGAGTTTGAATACTTTGACCGTTATACTCATGAGTACAAGAAAGGTACTCTTGGTCAGAACGATGGTTATGACCAGATTAACACTTACCACACTGGTGACTTTTACGGTAAAGAGAATGCCGCTATCTTTGATAAGATTGTCAAGATTGCAAAGACCGCTGGTGAGAAGAAGTGGTATGACAACAGTGATTCAATGACTGATTACTTTGACACTGCATACTACGTTCACTTGAATGTTGGTAAGTTCGGTAAAGACTATGAAGTTGTGGAGGCTGCGTAATGGTACTATTGAAAAACATTTTGGGTTCATTCTTTATTATTGCTGGATTGATTGCAATCGCTGGTTCTGCTGGTGATTGCGATGGAGACTGCATAGAATATGCAAACACTATGGAACAAATGGTGTTTGTGATTTGCATTGGTATGACATTGGTTGGTACTGGTGCTTACATCTTATATAAAAACTACAACGATTAGAGAGGAGTTAGTTATGGGAAAAGTAAAAAGTTGGATTATGGACATGGAAGAAAGTGTTCATGCCGCAATAGAAGCAGAGTGTGAAAATGTTCAACAAGTAATTGGGTTCGTTAAACAAGACCCAGACGTTGAGATTGTTGACGAGAGTTTCGTAAAAGAATACTACAAAGAGTGCATGGAGAATATGTAATGTCTATTAAGTATTTCGGTTCTAACACCTTTTACTCTGCAATGCAGACTTACTGCGAGGAGATGGGTGTTACCACAGAGGAGTTGGCAACCTATGTTGCCACCACACCAGACGGTGAGGAGTTTGAGTTTGACATCTGCGATGCGTTCCTTATGGGAACACCATACCCAAAGATGTTAGAATTTATTTAATGCATCCTTAGCTCAGCTGGATTAGAGCAACGGTCTTCTAAACCGTAGGTCACAGGTTCGAGTCCTGTAGGATGCGCCAATCAAGGGGGAACATTTTGTTCCCCCTTTCTGTATAAATAATCCAATAAAGGATTGTTTTAATATGCAGAATTTTTTAGGCAGAGATGGTTTCATCTGGTTCACTGGTGTCGTTGAAGATAGAGATGACCCAGATAAACTTGGTCGTGTTCGTGTTCGTTGTGTTGGATATCACACAAACGATGTAGAAAAAATCCCAACAGCAGATTTACCTTGGTCGTGGGTTATGATGCCCACAACAACTAGTTCAATGGGTGGACTAGGTGAGGGTATGCCTTTCATTGTTGAGGGTAGTTGGGTTGTTGGTTTCTTTCGTGACCCAGACCAATTGCAAGAACCAATTGTTATCGGAACATTGCCTGGCGTTCCATCCGAATCTCAAACAGTCGATAAAGGTTTTAATGACCCTCGCAATGAAGGTGCGACTCAAAGTGAGGAAGCATACACATACAAACCAGATTATGGGCCCTATCCATTAAGAACAGAAGACAGTGACGTATCCAGACTTGCAAAGAATGATGAAAATAATATTCATCCAGAGATAGAAGAACGAGATGGTGCGGTAACAGAAGAAGTACCTACCGCAAACGAGAAAAAGATTCTAGGTGATGCAGATTTCACTGTGGATATTGCAGCAACATGGACAGACAAACTGGCAACAAATACTGACCTTACCGCCATCACATGGAAAGAACCAAAGACTACGGATGATTCTATTCGTGGTGCAGACGCAGAAGGTCGCAACCCAGAAACAAAAGAAGATAGAGTTGCTCCTTACAAGAGAAGGAACACTGAATATCCATACAATCGTTCTTTTGAGACAGAGAGTGGACACATCGTTGAGTACGATGACACACCCTATGCGGAAAGAATATATCAGAAACATAAGAGTGGTACATTCACAGAGATTGATGCAGACGGAAACAAGGTAACCAGAGTGGTTGGACAGAACTATGAGATAGTTGCTGGTAGCAACTTCTGCAATATTAAAGGTGATGTCAATCTTACAATCGACTCTAACTGCAAAACATATATCAAAGGTGATTGGGATATTCAAGTTGACGGAAACAAGAATGAAGTTGTTAAGGGCAACGTAACAGAATCATTTGGAACTAATGTTGTTCTGAATACACACTCGACAACTCTAACAGGATTTAGAACCAAAACAATTCTTGGTCTTGAAAACGAAAACGTGGTTGGTGCTGTTGCACACATCTACGGTGGTATCAAAACAGAGACAGTCGCTGGAGATGTTTCGGAAACATATAGTGGTAATCAATCGACACAAGTTTCTGGTAACGTGGACATTGATGCCGCAAGAATTGATTTGAACTAGGAGATAATATGCCCGCTGTAACAAGAGTAGGATTAGATAGTCATGTAGGTCACGCAAGTCCTACACCGAATCCATTTCACAAAACCGCTTACGCATCTGGGTCTGGTGATGTATTCACAAATGGTGCATCAACAACTAGGATTGGTGATGTAACTTCATGTGGTGACCCAGCAACAGGGGGAAGTGGAACTGTTTTTGTAAATGGTATTGGTGTTCACAGACAGGGTGATGGAACTGGTGGACATGGTTCTTGGGTGCCAAATGCATCTGCATCTGGTTCACCAAATGTTTTTGCTGGTGGATAAACAGACTAAATAATACAAAGAGAGATAACGATGGCAGTACAATCCGCATACAGAGATGCACAGTTGACTAACGAATCAAGTCGTAGTGCAAAGGTATACAAAGATTTAAATCTCAACTTCACGAAACATCCAGTGAAGCAAACCTTGACTCCGTTAACTGATGTTGCGGCTATCAAGAGAAGTGTAAGAAATCTTGTAATGTATAATCATTACGAAAAACCTTTTCATCCAGAGATTGGGTCTGGTGTGAGGGATTTATTGTTTGAGAACATGACACCATTTGTTTCAAACACATTAAGAAAATTGATTGAAGATACAATCACAAACTTTGAACCAAGGGTTACACTTGCTGGTGTTATAGTTAATCCAAACTTTGACAACAATCAGTATGAGGTAACAGTAGAATTTTACATAGACAATTCTCCGTCAGAGCTTGTTGATATGTCATTCAACTTAGAGAGAATACGATAATGGCAACTACAGACAAAAGATTAAACGTAACAGATTTAGACTTCGATGATATCAAATCGAACTTAAAAACTTTCATGCGTAACCAAGATGAGTTTACGGATTATGACTTTGAGGGTTCTGGTATCAATGCACTATTAGATGTACTTGCGTACAACACACACTACCTTGCAATGAATGTCAACATGGCTGCAAACGAAATGTTTTTGGATACCGCATCTGTTCGTGCGTCAGTTGTTTCTCATGCAAAGACTTTAGGATACACACCAAACTCAGTTCGTGCTCCATCTGCAACAGTCAGTGTAAAATTAAACACCTTTCCATCAACATTAACAACTGCTCTTATTCCAAGAAACACAGTATTTACTGCAAGTGTTGATGACGTATCATATCAATTCCGCACATTGTCAGATTATCAAACCACGGTTGCTAACGGTATCATATCTTTTTCTAACATTCCTATTCATGAAGGTACAATGGTTAAGAATAGATATGTTGTTGATACAAAAAATGTAGACCAGAAATTTAAGTTGACAAATCAAAATGCAGATACCACTTCTCTAAAGGTAGAGGTTTATTCTGATGCATCCGCTTCAGCGTTTACAACGTATACACTTGCAACTGACATTACTAAAGCAGGGTCTACTGCAAATGTTTATTTCTTACAGGAGTGTGACGATGGACAATTTGAAATTTACTTTGGTGATGGTATTGTTGGTCGTGCATTGTCTGATAACAATGTTGTGGTTATGGAATATCTTGTAACCAACAAGACCGCAGCAAATGGTGCAAAGAATTTTTCAACTACTGCTGCAATCTCTGGTGTTACTGATGTTGCGACAACAACAGTGTCCATTGCATCTGGTGGTGCAGAAAGAGAATCAATTCAATCTATCAAGTTGAATGCTCCTCTTGACTATGCGGCACAAGGTCGTGCGGTTACCCCAGAAGATTACAAGACAATCATTCCAAAGGTTTACGCAAATACAAAGTCGGTACAGGTATGGGGTGGAGAGGATAACTCAACTCCTGTCTTTGGTCGTTCATACATTTCAATCGTTCCAACTTCTGGTTCTATTACTGCTTCTGCAAAGGAACAAATTGTAAAAGACTTGAAAGATGAATATACAATCGCATCTGTTACTCCTGTTATTGTTGACCCCATTACAACTTTTATTCGACTTGGGGTTACGTTCAAATACAATAAAAAGAATACAACAAAAACAGCAGAAACCTTGGTAAGTAATGTTACCACAACATTGCAAACCTATGATACAAACAACTTGCAAAAGTTCGATGGTGTGTTCCGACATTCACAACTTACAGGTTTGATTGATGACACAGATGAATCTATTCTATCAAATATTACAACTGTTAAACTTGGTCAATCATTTACGCCCACATTGAACACAAATACAAAATACGAATTAGAATTTAACAATGCAATCTACAATCCACACAGCGGACACATGAGTTCTGATGGTGGAGTTCTTGCATCCACAGGGTTTACAATCTCTGGTGATGCGAATGAGATGTTCCTTAACGATGATGGTAACGGTGTAATCAGAATGTTCTATTATACAGACGGAACAACCATTACATATAAAGATGAAACTGCTGGTACAATTGATTACAACACAGGTAAAATTATATTGACCGCACTAAACATTACTTCAGTTTCAAATGTTGATGGTGCATCATCTTCTAAGATTAGAATTGTTGTGACACCAAATTCAACAGACGTTGTTGCAGTAAGAAATCAAATCTTACAGATTGACTTTACTAATACAACAGTTACTTCAAGTGAGGATACAATTGCTGGTGGTGGTGCATCTGCTGGTGTTGGTTACACAACCACAACATCATATGAATCTACATCCGCTTCAACTTCTAGTGGGTACTAATAATGTCCTATGATGACAACACGCTGACAAATAAGTTATCACCCTTAATCAGAACCCAACTGCCTGAGTTCATTCAGTCAGACCATCCAGTATTTTCTCAGTTCATTAGAACATACTATCAGTTCCTTGAAAGTGCCGAGGTTACTTTCAGTGAGGTCAATAACTATCTTGTTCAAGAAACAACTTCAACCAACTTCGTCTTGGATGAGAATGGTGACAATGTTGTTCTTGAAGATTCAGATGCTAAGTTTGTTGTCGGAGAAACAATCACTGGATTAACATCTGGTGCAACTGCAACAGTTCTGGTTGATGATGTTGATGATAACAAGCGTTTGTTTATCTCATCTCAAAATCAATTCATCTTGGGTGAGACTGTCAACGGTTCTGTTTCTAATTCATCTGGAACAATTCAAACTTACAAAACAAACCCTGTACAAAACATTCAACAACTTCTTGAGTTCGCAAATGTAGACTCAACTGTTTTTAAGTTCCTTGATAATTTTAGAGATGCATTCTTAGATGGTATTGTTGACAATCTTGCTGCTGGTGTTGACAAAAGAAAACTTACAAAAAACATTCGTGACCTTTACATTTCAAAGGGTACACGAAAAGGACATGAGTTATTCTTTAGACTTCTATTCAATGATGACGCAACAATCTCTTATCCAAATGAACAGATGCTTCGTGCGTCTGATGGTACATGGACAACCAGACGTATCATGCGAGTTACCGAAACTGCTGGTAACGCAGAGGAATTAATCGGTCAAACAATTAGTGGTGTTACTTCTGGTGCAACCGCAATCCCTGTATCAACGATTGGTATTCGTGAAGCGTTTACTGATATTGTTGAGATTGAGATTGATACGGATACACAGAAAGGAACATTTGTTGCTGGTGAAACCATTCAAGGTATTTCAAATGTATCTGACCAAGACGTTTCTCTTACAATACTTTCTGTTATTGTAGACGCAGATGTTTCTGCAACAGATGAAGGACAATACTATACTGCTGGTCAAGCAGTTAACATTGCATCTGCTGGTTCACAAACTGCAACTGCAAAAATTAATACAGTTGGTTCTGGTGGTGTTACCAGTATTGAAATTGATGACGCTGGTTCTAACTATGCAATCGGTGATGCAATTAACTTCGATAATTCTGGAACAGATGGTGTCGGCATTTCTGCTGTGGTCGGAGTTGTTGGTGGTGCAGTAGCACCAGAGACAGGTGACGTTGCTGCATACGGAATGTCACTAGATGACCACATTGTTCTTGAAGATG